GAGGACACGCTAACAGGCGGACAGATTCCGACGTTGTGGATGCCTTTTGCTGCGGAAGTACGCGAGAGATTGGAATACCTCTCGGAGGATTATGCGGCCTCTTACCGGCTTGCGGCTTGCGGTGCTGAACAACTCGCTTTTGAGCCGAAAACTCCTATCAAACATTGGGGGGATTTCCCGTTCAGGTTGGCAGGCATTGAGGTGAAAAACTAGGCGTATGGGCGCGCCAAAACGTGCGGTTTCCATTAATGCAATCGCAAAAGCCCTAAACATTGATCGGAACCGGGCGGCTTGGGGACTCACTAACGACGCCAGGCTAAAAAAGGACGAGTGCGAAAAGATCCAGGCGAAAGCTAACGAAATGGGCTATAGACGGCCCATAGCTGGCCAACACCACAACTCTCTTCTAACGCAGGAAAAAGCTGATTCTGTTGTCGAAGGGGTTCTCCTGTGCGAGCCGCTAGAAAAGATCGCGGAACAAGCAGGGATTAAAAGGGAAGCTGCGCTCAAATACATTCATGGAGTAGCCGTCCCACTAGACTATCCCGAAACGGAAGAGCAGTGGCGAACGCAAGTCATTGGCTTTTTTGAAATCGCGCTCTGGAAAGGCACTAAACGGCTAGCCACCAGCGCAATAGATGAGATTGCACCGCATCAGCTCCCATTGAGCCTCGCGATAACTTCGGACAAACTTTCGCTCATGAAGGGCCAGCCAACCAGCTTTAGCGTTAACGTTCATCAGACTATCAACCACCGAGAGTTTCTGGACGAGTTGAAAGGTGCAAAACAAGCCCAGGTAGTCGATGCGGACGGCTCGGAAGCGTAACGCACAATATTGGTTATATTCAATCGCGGCCTACTGTCCTATGACACTATGACACTATGACACTATGACACTAGACACTGCGGCAGGGGGGGAGGGGGTTGGCAAGCTGGATGGCGGCCAGGTGGCGACGGATTCCCTAAACCAAAAAATTTCCACAAATGACTTGTATTCAAGGGTTTGTCCAACTTGTTGCAAGTCGTTTGAAGCGCAGCGTGAGCGTGGTGTTTTTTGCGGTGCGCCGTGTCAGCTGAAGTGGTGGTCGGATCAGCCTGAGCATCCGGTTATACCGAGAGTTGACCACAAGTTGCCGAACGCGGCTGCTTTGAGGGAAAAGCGGATCCGGTTGTTGCTGTTGGAGAAGGGAGATCCGTACAGTTTTGGGTACATCCCGGATCACTGGGAGGTGGCAAACAAGTATTTGCCGGACACGTCTGAGATGTTGGTGTCTGGTGGAAATCGTGCAGGCAAGACGTTGTTTGCGGCGCGGAAGGTTGTTGAGACGCTTTTAAGTGGTGAGAACAAGAACGTGTTGTGCTGCCACACGAGTAATGCGACTAGCGTAACTGTCCAGCAACCAGCGATTTACAACTACTTGCCTGTGGCGTTGAGGGCGACGAAGAAGGGCAAGATTCACTACCTGAACTATTCTCGGAAGAACGGGTTTACGGACGGGTCGTTCATTTTGCCGAATGGTTCACGGTGTGACTTTCTCAATTACACGCAGAGTGAAAACACGATTGAAGGGCGTGAAGCGGACTTGATTTGGTGTGACGAGTTGGTTCCTCAGAGCTGGGTGGACACGTTGAGGTACCGTTTGGTTACGCGAAGAGGCAAGTTTTTGGTGACTCAGACTCCATTGGAAGGAGTGGCGTCGATATACAAGGAATTTGTAGCTGGCGCGGCTGTATTGGAGTGGGCACCAGGGCAGTTGTTGGAAGGCAAGTCAGCGGTGGTTGGGTGGCCGACTGGAAAAGCTCCGAGGGTTATGGAGCGCAAGGAATTGGGCAGGAAGACGGTGTTCTTCTTTAGTGAAGACAATCCATACAATCCTTGGGACGAGATGAAGTCGAAGCTTGTGGGTGCTCCGATGGGGCAGGTTTTGACTCGGGCGTATGGCTGGGCGACGGACAATGTGGGAAAGGCGTTTGCGAGATTTCGGCCTGAGACTCACTGTGTGGACGTGAGCAAGATGGCTGATGGTGGAACACTGTACATGGTGTGTGACCCGGCTGGTGCGCGTAACTGGTATTGTTTGTGGATGGTGGTGTACGAGGATGGGAAGAAGGTTGTGGTCAGGGAATTTCCTGATTTTGCGGGGTATGGAGAGTGGGCTTTGCCGAGTGAAAAAGCGGATGGCAAACCGGGTCCAGCGCAGACATTGAGTGCAGGGCGTTCTATTTCTGAGTATCGGGAGCTGTTCCGACAGATTGAGACTGAGATTGGGCGTGGTGAACCGATCATGCGGCTGATTGATCCCCGGGCAGGTGGAAGTCCTACGATTAGTGCAGAGGGCGGGACGACGTTGATTGATCTGTTGGCTATTTCAACGGATGAAGATGAAGGAATGGCGTTTGTGCCTGCGCCTGGAGTTCCAGTAGACCAGAGGACAGCGACGATTAATTCAGAATTAAGCTATGACTCAACGAAGCCTGTGAGCATGTTGAACGAGCCTAAGCTGTATATTTCTAAGGACTGCCACAACCTAATTTATTGCCTTTCTGAGCATACCGGAAAGGATGGCCAAAAGGGTGCGACAAAGGATGCCATTGATTGTCTTGGCATGTTGTTGGCGTCCAAGCTGGAGCATATCGGAGCTGGTGGCTTTGATACCATTGGCGGCGGTACTTATTAAGAAGGATCAACATGGAAGAGATGCCTGACATGCAGAATTTCAAGAGCGTTGCGTCGTTTCAGCGGCGTGATCTTGACCATGCGAACGATGCGATGTCGCGTGTTGGACCGGACCCTGAGATTGGCGCGTTGATTGAGGAATTGCGACGTGCAGCGACTGATTACGGAATTGGATCACGGGTCCAGCGTGTTGAGAATACGAGGTACTGCCGGTGGACTGGCCAGAGTGAGGACGGAAAGAAGTGGAATGAGAACGGGCCGAACAAGCCTGCGTTCCCTTGGGATGGAGCCAGTGACACTCGGATCCCGTTGGCGGACGAAGTGATCAACAACATGGTGGACCTGTCCACGACGGCGTTCTGGCGGTCCATGATTCACGTTGCTCCAGTAAACGTGGGGACGATGGACAATGCAGTCACGATGCACAGCCTGATGGACTTCGTGATGTCGCAGAAGATGTACTATGGTCTGACGCGTGAGGTGGAGCTGATTTCCCAGTATCTCTGGACGTATGGCTGGGCCGGATGCCATGTGACTTGGCAGCAGGAGATTTCCCAGAAGGAGCAGCATGTCTCAATGAACCAGATCATCCAGATGGCCCAGCAGAGTCAGCCTGGAAGCATTTTGGCGGACCTGCCAAACCTGATTCAGAACCCGGAAGCAGACGATCAGGTTGCGGAGTTGTTGATTGGAGCGTTTCCGCACTTGAAGAAGCGACGTGCGATGAGGGCTGTGAAGGATTTGCGGCGCGAAGGGGAATGTGAGTTTCCGGTGCCGTATGTGAGCAAGAATACGCCCCAGATTGCTGCGTTGTGTCCTTGGGACGAGCTGGCGTTTCCGCCTGAAACAACGGATGTGCAGAGTGCGCGAGTAGTTTTCCGGCGTGTATACATGACCGAGATTGAGGTCCGCCAAAAGGTTGCAACGGAAGAGTGGGAAGAGGAGTGGGCGCAGGAAGCCATCAATGCGATGGGCCGGTTTTCCAACTACTCGGACTACACGTACACGATTGGCTTGACCAATAATGCACTGATCAATCGTCAGCATTTGATTGAAATTTGCTACGCATACCAGAAGGCCATTGATGAGGATGGTGTTCCGGGTGTGTATTGCACGGTGTTTTGTCCTCAGGTTGGCGACAAGTGGGGCAAGTTTGAGCTGTTGGAATACAATCACGGGCAATACCCGTTTGTAGTTTGGCGGGCTGAGATGATTCACCGGAAGATTACGGAAAGCCGTGGTGTTCCTGACATTTGCTCGACTTGGCAGAACGAGGTCAAGGCGCAGCGGGATTCGATTCAGGACTACACGTCGATTTCCACTCTGCCACCGTTGCAGGTTCCGAAGACTCGCGGTGGAAACTTGAAGTTGGGTCCGGCTGTTCAGATTCCTGTGCTGCGACCCGGCGAGATTAGCTGGATGCAGCCTCCTGCTCGCGATCCGAATGTGGCATTTACGCTGATTAAGGAGATCGAAGCCCAGACGGACAGGTACTTTGGAAGGCCGACTGAAAAGGTTCCTCCTGCGCTTACACAGGCCCGCCAGCAGCGCAACGTAAACAACTGGCTTCATGGCTGGACTGAGGCGTTCCGTCAGGTCATGTCGATCACTTTGCAGTACATGGGACCGGAAGAGATTACCCGGATCACCCGTGGACAGCTTAGCATTGTGGGGGATGACACTGAGTTTGACGTGACGCTCAGGTTTGACGTGCGCGAGCTGAGTACGGATCTGGTGACTGAGAAGTTGAAGAGCATTGCACAGTTGGTGTTGCCGCTGGATTCGGCTGGTGTTGTGGATCATGCGAAGTTGGTGGCAATGCTCATGCGGGCAATTGATCCGACGCTTGCCCAGGAGCTTGTGATGCCTTCTGGCCCTGCAAGTCAGAAAATGTTTGATGAGACAAACAATGACATGGCCCTGATTGCATTGGGTAATCCGCCCAAGTTGCGCGAGAACGACCCGGCTGCGGCCACTCGGTTGCAGTTCACTCAGCAGATTTTGCAGAGCAATCCGAAGTACATTCAGCAGGCGCAGCAGGACCAGACGTTTCAGCAGAACATGCAGAAATACGTCCAAAACCTGCAATTCAGCGTCCAGCAACAACAGAATGCAGTGACTGGAAGACTCGGTGTTGACCCCAACAAGTGATGAAACTTAACGAAGAAAAGCTGAAGGAAGCGTTTACGTCAGCAAGTGGGATGGAGCCTGTATACAAGGCTTTCATGCAGGTTGCTCTTCATCATTTGGAGATCAACAAGCAGGCTGCTTTTTCTCCAAATTTGAGTGCTGAAGACCGTGCTTATAACTGCGGACGATGCGCTTCTTTGGAAGACCTTTTGTTTGCCATAGAATCCTATGATGCAAAAAATGATTTGACAGAAGCGGGCGAGGAACCCACCTCAGATCAAAGTCTTTCTTAGTTTGGACTTCAAACTATGGCTTATATACCCGTCTTGCTGGGTTAAAACTGCATGGCTACATCTATTAGTACCGGGGAAGCGTCACCCTCTCAAAACACGGAACCGACCATCAATTCTGTCAATTTTGGTGAGGCAGAGTTGTCTGATGCAATCTCAAAAATGCTTCAGAAGTCACAGGAAACCGAAAAGCAGTCCGATACAACTGAGGAAGCCGCTGTTGCGGAAGCTCCTGAAAGTGTCGAATCGGATCAGACCGATCAACAAGCTGAATCTCAGGACGAGTCTTCTGAGGATGTTCCTTCACAGGATGAAGAAGCAGAAACGCAAAAGCAGGACGATGCTGACGAAGAGCCTAAAGGCGTTCAAAAGCGAATCGACAAGTTGACCCGTGCTCGGAAAGAGGCGTCTGAACGTGCTGAAACGCTTGAACGTGAACTCAACGAAGCAAAGGCCAAGCTGGAGGAGTTGTCGAAACAGCCCAAGCAGGTTGTACAGGCTGACCCGGCAAATCCGTTTAGTGACGTGTGGGAAGAATCGAAACTGACCGAGGAGTGGCAGAAGGCCAGGGAACTCAAGCGTTGGTGCGAGGACAACCAAGACGGCACTGAACTCAAT